AGGGTCGCCATTATGTATCTCCTGTATTTGTGCTTGGGAAGGCTCGTCCAGCGCCCCAGATTATTCTTACAGCACCATCAGCGCCTATGCCTGCAAGTCTGCCATTGACATCGCCATGCGAGGAACCGCCACCGCCCCCACCTGGCCAACCGCCGTTTGGCCTATCAGCAGCATTGCTCCCGTCATCACCACCAGAGCCGCCTTTTCCTACCGCGCCTTGCGCAGCTAAGCCGCTTACACCTTCTCCCAGAGGTCCTGTGCCACCTCCCCCGTAGGATTGATCTTCTGTGCTGTTGGCATTACCACCACTGCCGCCACCCCCATCTCCATCTTCAAGGCTACTCAGAGTTTCTTCGTAGTAGCTGCCGTCGCCGCCTTTACCGGAGTAGCCTCCCGTGCCGCCCCCTCCTGTGCCGCCCCAATCGAGAGATCCTGGAGGGGTCGTCACGTCGCCGCCGTTACCGCCGCCATCGCCAACGCCGCCGTTACCGCCTGTAGCGTTAAGATTAAAAAGACCTCCTTGCCCGCCGTTGGCGAGGACCGTACCCGTGTCAAGGAAGTAGCTCTGGCCCCCTGTATCGCCTCTAGCATTATAAGGTTTCCAAAGTCCGCCCTCACCTACGAGTACGGTATAAGATACACCAGGAGTTACGGCGATGTTGTTTTTCCAGCGTAGCTCCCCACCTGCTCCGCCATTCATTGCGTAGTCTTCGGTAGAGCCAGAGTCGTATTGTTGACCACCACCGCCGCCCGCTATGGCAACGACACAGACAGAGGTTACACCAGCGGGGCAGACCCATGAGTAGGTGCCCGCCGTCGAGTACAGTGCCTGTCCGCCGCTTATTGTTACGATGGACGTTGAAGCTAGGAGTGCTTGATGAATACCACTCATTATACGCTCCCTGACACTACACAAGTTGTAGCGTTGATGAAGAGGATAGTCGCCACCCCTCGCTGTGCGAGTGTCAGAGTGGCTTCGTTGGTACTCGCTCCTGCTTTGTAAGATGTGGCCGTCGAAAGAGTGATCGTCGCATCTGAACCAGTGTTGTTGTATACACTGATCACGTCGCCACCTGTGAAGGTGCTGTTGGGAACTGTCACTCCACCACCCGTACCTAAGGTGACACACTTGCCAACGTCACCGGTCAACAGGGTGTAGCCTGCGGTCTTTTCTCCGTTGAGGGGAATGTTCCTGTAGCCTACGTTGTTGAGATCGGCCCCTGCTCCTGTCTGGGTAAAAACTTGCCAAGTTGCACCTGAGTACACAAGGCTTACTTTTAAGCCTTCAATGTCCATCACCAAGTTCTCAGCGAGCCCTTCAATCGTAGCGCCATTTCGAGCAACGGTCAGATTGTTTGCGTTCCAGTTATCGCCATAGTCCGCAATTGTTACTGTGTCCCCTGCAGTAGGAGTAGCTGGTAACGTCAGAGTCCAAACACCTCCCGAGGTGTTGGCGAGAATGTTATCGCCAGTAGAGGCCGTGTAGGCGGTCGTCTTCACGACGAAGCCAGCACTACCCACACCAGAAAGGGCGGTATTGACAAACTCAGTGCTTGCCGCCTGTGTTGTGTTGGTTCCTCCGACCGCTGTGGGGACGGTAGGTGCTCCTGTGAACGGGGGGGAAGCCAGCCCAGCTTTCGCGTCCAACTGCGTTTGGATGGCTCCCGTTACACCCGCCGTGTAGTTTATCTGGGTTGGTGTAGCTGTAATGCCAAAGCTGCTCAGAGAAATTGTACCACTACCAAGAGCGGTGATGTGGCCAAAGGTGTCGAGCGTTACGTCTTGGATATATGTCAGACCAGTGTTGTTGATCGACGCCTGTGCTGACGTGTCCGAGTGGTTGATTGTTTCGGTGCGCAAATTCATACCGTCGACATATGATATCGACGTGCCCAGCGACATACCCGAACCAGCCACAATAGAAGTAACTACTATATTGAAACTCAGGTCTAAAGCGTTTCCAGATAGGGTTATGCCTGTACCACCAGTCACAGCATCCGCTTTGGTGTTTAGTTGTGTCTGAATTGCACCTGTAGCGCCGTTCAGGTAGCCGACTTCTGTCGCGTTAACCGTTGAAGGCCACGTAGGTAGGTTTGAGTCATAGGCTTGCACGTTCGTGCCAATAGCCAAGCCTAGTGTTGTCCGCGCTACAGAGGAAGAGATATCGTCAACCAAACTCGCCCCGAAGGAACTGATCGTGGTGTTGGCTGGTAGTGCGAAGGTCTTAATATCCGCGTCTACCTCACTATCCATTAAGGCACCTGCAGCAGTCACATTAAGTGTGTCCGTTACATCTGCAAGGGCTTCGATTCCGTCTAGCTTAGTGTTATCTGCAGTTGTAAAGTTAATTTCAGTTAGACCAGCATCACCTACTGAGTAGGTGGTGTTTGTATCTGTATAGTTACCTGAGTGGACGTTAGTAGCGCCTTGATCAGTAGTCCAATCAATGTGCTCGTTGGCAATAAAACCTAACAAGTTATCGTGGCTAACAATTGTTTCTATCTCACCTGCAGTTTGATCTGCTGTTGCTGAGGTTTCAATATTGTTTAACTTAGTTTCGTCTCCAGTCGTGAAGCTAGCAGTTGTGTTAGCAAGAACAGTTGAAAACGATTGGACGTCAACCCCCGGCTCTAGGTCTAAATAAACTTGAGCCGCAGGAACGTCCAACAAGTCCGAAAGGTTGTTGCCCTTAAGCAAACACCCAGACAAGACGCTTGAGCTTCCGCCCTGCACGCCAATAGTGTACTCCCTGAATTCTGTTAGGGTCGTGCCGCCTGTGTTGGTTGCTGTCTCGCCAAGTATCCACCAACCGAAGAATGTGGCATTTTTAAGGCGTTCGTTTAGGACGTAATCTTCTATCAACAATCCAGCGCGGGCTAGTACGATGTTGGCGTAGTTGCCCTGCCCGTATTGAATGGCAAAGGTACCGTTGCTGAATCGGTAAAGCCTATGCGCAACAAAGGTTCCAGAACCAAGGGTCGTAATAGCTCCAGCGTTGTCCCAAGATTTAACAAGGTTTGTCTGGTCGCCAACAATCGCCGTTTGTGACAGCAAGCTGTAGGAAACATTTGCAGCGGCGTCTAGGGTTAGGAGGTTTGGGTTGTTGATGTCACCCGTGCCGCCAAACTCCATGATAGTTCCAGCCGCCACATCAAATCCTAAATCCGATGCCCTGCCCGTGATGGTCTGACCACCCTTGAATGGAACTCCTTGCTCTAGGAGTGCCCTAAAAAAGTCTCTCATACTGTTTGAGTAATGCCCAATTGGGTTGCCCAAATACTCAAAGCCAAGGATAGTTCCAGCAACCGTGTCAACCGAGATACGCATGGTAAAGATCTTGCGCGACCAGTCTTGGCGGGTCGGTATGCTGGTTTGTTGTTGTAGGTTGCCAGCGTTATCAATGTAAACGTAGGTTGAGGATGAGTTCAAAGTTGCAACCGTAATGTCTGTTGCCCCTGCGTATGCAATTGCAAAATATCCTTGGTCGCTGTGTATCTCACCATTGACTGCTGGTTGTGCAAAGGTCGTGCCGCCTACTGTTACTGTAGACACATACGTGCTTGTAAAACCCGTCCCTCGCGCCGCCAATAGAGCTTTATCTACCCCCTCAGCAAAGGTCTGCAAGTTGGTAGTGTCAGAAACAACAAGGTTGGTATCGTCAATTGTCATACTGCCAATACCAAGGGTAGGCGATGCACCGCTAATTAAACTTTGGTTAAGCGCCTTTACGTCAACGATAGATGTCAGTTCTGAATCCATTAATGCACCAGCATCAGTAACAGTACTGGTGTCAACGCTCTGAGTCAGGCTTACAATAACACCTGCACCGTTCTTCGAGTAGATTTTTTTGTCGGTTAAGTTTACAGCAAGTTCCCCTATAGAGAGGTCCCCAACCAAAGGAACCTTATCTGCAACTACAGACTTCTTTGGAATAATTTCTGTTGCCATTGGGCAATCTCCTTATATTTTTTTTTTTAACAATAATTATGTATTAGTAAGTACCACCATCAAGTACAACATTTTTAAGTTCGTAACCACCCATGTCCCAAGAGTCAACAGACTCATCCCAAAGAAAAGCTACATTAGCAGAGGTACCGCGTTCAATCTCAAAGCCAGCGTTTTGGCTAGGGATCCCTGCCTCATCTGAATTAAGAAGGATAACAGCGTCACCGATGTTAACTTCGTTTGAGTTCACAGTGGTAGTTGTACCGTTTACAGTCAGGTTACCAGAGATAATTGTATTACCGCCAACGTTCAATTTCCCGCCAATACCTACACCGCCTGTTACAACTAAGGCACCTGATGCGGTTGTGTTTGATGCAGAGGCATTTGTAATAGTCATGACAGCTGACGTGGTTGCCCCTCGTGCCATAACAGTAGCAAGTGTGTCTGCCTCTGCAGTCAAGTAAGCCTGAAGGTTTGTAATTTGAGCCTCAGTAATAGCCAAAGATGCTTGGTGGGTAGTTACGTCAGACTGGGTTACGGTATAGTCAGTGATGTAATTTTGTAGGTTGACAATCTGGGATTCTGTAATAACCAAAGCAGTTTGATCAAAAGAGTAAGTAACAGTAGCATTCCCTAATTGGTTAAGGTAGAAAGTACCGCCCCCTGTAAAGCCAGTACCAGCAGAGGCAAGCGTAATAGCTGCATTGCTTGGTGCAGAGCCATCAAAATTTGGTAGGCCACTCAGATCCGAGTAATTACCTGAAGTAGCAACATTAGCAAAACCAGCCTCACTAGGTGTTTGGTTAGTAAACTTAGAAGTAGTTCCGTTCCAAACAAGGAGGTCATTATCAACAACGCCACTAATAGTTGTGTCTGAAAGGCCACTCAGGCTCGCAAGCTTGCTTTCCCAACGGTTAGCCGAAGAGTTGTAACCTAGGAAATAGTCATTACCAAGAAAGTTAATCGAAACATCACTTAGATCATCAACTCCAAGACTGATGTTAGCACTAACGTCTCCTGCATCAATTTCTTCAACAACATTCCCCGCCCCGTCAGAAACGACAACAAACAAATGGTTGTTAGCACTGACATAGGCAGATGAAACACTGTTACCGGAAGCGCCTTGGCCTCCTGTGTTTTTAACTGAAATAGAATAATTCATAATTATACCTCCTCCGAAGGTGAATAGAGTACTTCTACGAGACCACGAAAGGGTTTCCATACAAGCTGGGCATCGCCAACGCCAACATCACGCACCTCAAGACCAATCCAACCATAGGTAGGTTTTTCTGGTGAGGGTTGAGTTGTCCAGTTGTCAATGAGGGTTTCTGGTACCACAATCTTAATAATGTTGTCTGATACGTCGGTGTTAATTATGGGTAGGGTAGTTACCTGACCTCCCGCCTTGTTTAGGGAGGGGTATCCGTCTTCATCAAGGCTTTGTGTCATATCAGCCTCTACTACCTTAGCAGTGATAGTGTAGCCTGTGAGGTTAGTTAACCATTCAAGGGTCAACCCCATTTGGATTTGTTCGCCTTTAACAATAGATAAGAGCACAGCCCCGCTATCTGTAATGAGGTCTTCACCTCGTGTATTAATTCTGGAACGTGCCATTTAGTATTTCCTTTATTCTTGCCGATCCTCAGATGGACTATTTTATTTGTTGTTATTAGAAGGTGGTCCCCTTAGAAGTCACCTTGGTACCAGAGCGGATTGGGAAGAGGTATTCTACAGCATAACGCAAACCATCAGACCAGTGCTCAACACCTTCTTTCTTATCGATGGTAGCAATGTCTGGGTTACTCTCTGTCCAAGAGGTTCTTTCAACAGAACGGATAGTATTAACACAGCGAGGGTGAATCAACATATCGATTTGCCCTAGTGCGTTCTTAAATTTCTTATTGACAGCAGCTACCGAGTCAATGATAGGTGGTGCTTTACTGTGTGCTCGTGTTTGTATCTTGTAAGCAGGACCCTCAAGGATCTTGAAGTCCGTGATACCAACAGCAGCGGATGTCTTCCTAGCCCTACCACTAGGGTCAGGGTAGGATATGATCTTGTGTTTCGGATACTTTGCTCGAATAGCCTTAGCTAAAGACTCTGTATCAGGATGTCCCTGCATTTCATCAAGTATCTGGATCTGATTACCTCTGATAGCAAAGATAATACTAGCCATGATACCAACGTTAAAGTCAATAGCGATGTGTACTGTCTCATCAGCATCAAAGTCTTGGAGAGTAGGATCAATGTGTTCTTTACGGTTAAATGTGTAGAATACACTATTACCAGAATCTTCAAAGGAGGCCTTATACTCTCGTGCAAATTTGAGCGGGTCTAGTGTAGACTTAATACGGTCAATTTCTTCTGTGTCTAGATAAGGTGAATCGTGATAAGTATAGGTGTAACTATTCCAATCATCATCTACCTCTTTACGGTTATACATTTCATAAAAGTAGTCATAACCCTTAGGTGTGCTAATGATCAGTGCTCGACCGGGATTAGCTCCATAACGTGCAGCATTCTTCCTTGACCAACGTGTTGATACACAAGGTTGAATAATACTCTCCCAAGATTCTTTGAGGTTCATACCAGCGCCCTTCCAAGATGTTACCTCATCGGCTACAACAAAGTATTGGCCAGTACCACGCATACGCTCTGATGCTTCATAGGACCAGATCTTGAGTGTTACATTGTTAGGGAACCAGAAGGTACCAGCACTTCTTGAGGACTTAATAGCGTGTTCTGCCATACCAAGTTGATAGGCAATTAGTGGGAAGTAAATGTCTACAGCCTGACTATAAGTAGGGGCAATAACAGCCACGTTCTTATTAGGTACACTAGGAGGTAGGGCTATCAGTTCATTAACAGCTATTGCAGCAGCAGTACCAGCCACATAAGACTTACCAAAGCCACGAGAAGCGTTCGCTACAAGATAGCGGCAGGTCTTAGCTACAAATAGGTCGTTAATGATATCTGACTGGCCTTCGTGCAATACAATATCTGTCATAATTCTTTAATCTTTCTTACTGGGTCTCAATATAAAACCAATTTGTTGTTTCTCTTCCTCGTAGGCAAGGGGCTGACCATCAGGTCCTAGTACTGAGCTAAGCCACACATCAGGGTCTTCAACAAACATAGTCTCAGCGTGTCGATGCACGTCTTGTGACCACATGTCTTCTTCTGGTTCTGTTATAAGCATTAATATACTTCCTAAATTACTGTGAAGGGGTCACTCATTGGGGTTACAATACGCTTATACACACCACACTCAACAGGAATAATCTCTGGGAAGTAGCTATAGGTGCCTGTAGGTAGGTTTTCTGGAATAGTAATTTGCCAAGTAAAAGCACTAAAGTCATTTGATACAGGAGCATTGACAGAGGAAATTACATAAAACTGTGGTAGTGCAAAGGTGTTAGACTCGTGGTTAAAGAACCTTACATTAGTATCCATTTCACAACCAACATTACGGCGGATAACAGCGGTAAGGCTAAGAGTGTCACCTCTTTTAACAGTGGCGTCGGCTACAATAACCGTACCTTTGTACTCAATAATCTGAGGGGCAAACCTGTCAATTTGTACTCTCAAGGCTCCTACCTCTGTAGCTAGGCTACTAATATCACTAGGTACGTTTACCCAGTTAGGTGCTACAGTGTTTACAGTAAAAACAAACAACATACCAGCAAGAGATAACACTGTGACTGTCTTAATAAAAAGATCCATCCAGTCCCGTATGCTTTTTATGTTGAAGCGTCTACTGTCTTTCATTTGAGCAATTATTTTGTACTCATCTTCCGGTGTCATAGCCATATGGTTTCCCCACTTTTATTATTGTTATTGTTTCGTCATACTCTTTTAAGAGGGACGGGTTGTTAGTGTAATAGAGATAGGACTCTTAGTAGAGTTTTCTACTTCGGTCCTTTCAGGGATTCTCTTGTAACCATACTGCATAAGGTTGTTGATGAGGGTTGCCTTGGTAGCAATCAACTGGGCATAAGCACCAGAGCCTACTCTAACAAGGTTCTTGTCTAGTACTCGGCAGATCTCTTCGTATTCATAGACCATACGTTCAATAGGGTCAAAGTTAAGCTCTTGTAGTTTATTAACTGACTCGTGGGAGTGGATGTTCTTAGATCCTTTGGGACGACCTGAGCCAGTACGCTTACCACCACGAATACCATCACCTTCACGTTTCTTATTACGGACACTCTCAGGGAGTTTGAAAGAGCCTTTAGGACGACCTCGACCACGCTTCTTGGTAGGGACATCTACTTCTTCCTTGGTTTCTTCTTGGGATAAATTTTCTTCATTTTTCTTACCTTCCATAATAAGACCTTCCTTACATCTTTTTCATTAGAAATTTTTTTATAAATGTTAACATAAGAATACCAGTACAACAACCTATCTTAAAGAAATCAATCAAGAATCTTAAGGTTTGTTATAACTAAAGAACCCTAAGAAAGTAGTTCCGGTCTGGTCTTATCTAACACAGTAATATTGATATATAAAATTATTTTAATAATAACTATCACACAATACTCACACCTGAGGCCCTAAACAAGTGAATACTAAACAAACACTTTGGGTGGTGCTACCCCCGTCTTTAGGGGATAGATACTATTACAATAATAGAGCCTTTAGACAGCTAACTTTACAAGGACATTATCGGGGGTAGACATACAGTTCCCCTTTCAAATGTCAGTAGGGGAGTGCATAAGTGTGTTTGTTTAGTAATCACTTGCAGAGGCTCAGGCAGAGTCATTGCAGGTAGAGTCAATACATTTTGTAAAGCTCTTATCATTAGTCGGCAGTATTTTTGTAAATATTCTTTACCCTTATTTGTATGATTGTTTCAGTGTCTTACAGAGGTCCCAATAAAAGCAAAAAAAAATTATGGTCACCCAACCAACCCAACCAAAACACCCCAGAGGGCATTAAGGAAGGGTTGGTTGGATGCATGTGTTAGTTTATTAGCAGGATAGATCACACCAGCGTCGTTTACAGGTATCACAAGAGGGTCCATAAGGGCAGTCACAGTTTTCCCCTACAGGATCACCATCACTATCTATTTCTTCCTCACAGTCTGAACAGTACTTTTTATCTTTTTGTATGTTCTGTATGTCCCGATTAAGCTTCATTAGAAAGAACCTCTTCCCACTTAGCATCACCAAACTCTATTGCATTACGAATTGCCTTAGCACCTTGCTGGGGTGTCGTGTCAAAGTCAACAGCAAGACTATTAAAACAAAGATCTAGGGAAGTCCTTTCTGTTAAGCTAGAAATAGACATTACAGCAGCTTCTAAAGACATGTCAGTTTTATTGATTGAGTTGATCCAACCACCAATACAACAGGCAGAACCACATTCTACTGTAGTCTCATCGGTAGGTGCGCTCCAGCCCATGTCAAAGCCAAGGTCTAAGTTAGGGTCTTTATTATCCATACCATCAAGGATAACAGCAAGTTCTTCAAGAGTAGTAATTGGTTTCATATCAGAAATAAGCATTTATTGTTCCTTTGAATCTATAGTGTTTAAGTCTTCTGGGCTAACACTTTTGGCAGTAATGATTGCAATTGCAGCCTCGTAGCCAAGACGGATACAAGCACGTTTGTATGCCTGAGGTTCGTCTAACATCTTAGGCTGGACATTCGCCAGCTGTTTAACAAACTGCTCAGTGCCTCGTTTTGCTTTTTGAATAGGATCCATTTTATTTATCTTCCTTCCAGCTAGAGTTAATAGCATCAATATTAGATACTTCTGCATTATTCCAAACAGTACTACCATTAACAGCAACATAAGAGTCCTCAGGTTTAACCCAAGTACCACTATAACCACAACGAACACGTTCCAAAGGGAAAGCCTCAAGTAGTTGTTTACAGGTGTTGATAGCATCTGCCTTTACTGAGTGAAAACCATTAATAAACCCTGAGTCGTGATCCCAAGAGTGGTTATAATCACACCCAATCTTTACTGCCTCAATAATACCTGATGACTTGCGGTCCCAGAAGTTTTCATCGCTATTCCAAGTGATGCCACCATAGAAGTCTACGTGATTCCAAGCTGATCCAACATTCAAGCCGTATTCCCCTCTAAAGTTAGCAAACTGGGACCAGCTTTCAGGGTACATAAGTTTGTTAGCATAGAGATAGTAGCACCAAGTACCGGGGCTTCCATCACTAATGAGGGGGTGGCCAGTAAAGTCAGGCTCCTTGTAACCGTGGTAACTCAAGGAGTAGGGGATACCACCTTCCTTGAAACTCCAAGTGGTTGAGCCTTCAAGTAGTTCTTCATAAGTTGCTTTAGACATTGTTTATTCCTTTTCAATAGTTGGTACAAGCACCCAAGTGCAGTCCGCAACGTTACTTTCTGTCTGGCAGTCGGACTCTAACTTATGGTCAGTGATTAACACAGAGAGAAACATAAGTATACCACCACCAACAAAGCCAAGCCAAAAACTTATATCTTCATCATCCATCGTTTTATTCCTTTTTAAGAAGTGATCTAAGGTAGAATAGTCGCTTACGTTTATCTTCTATGGAGACATAGGTGCTGATCTCCCTAGTGAGTCTGCCAATCTCTAGGTGTTGTGAGTAGGTTACTCCAAACTCTTCCTTGTACTCCTTGTCAAGTTGCTCCTCGTGCTCTTCCCCAACCTTAAATCTTGGAGACTTATAAAGTTCTCTGGCAAAAGCAAGTAATGGCTCAACTTCGCTAGCCCACAAAACAAAGTAGCCGCCGTTTCCTTCAGAGGCTATTTTTCCTGACATACCATGACGTTTACGGGAAATATGTAATTTGTTACCTACGACTACATCGCCTACTTTAAATTTATTTGGCATTGTTTTATTCTCCATATATGAGTTATGTTAAGAAAGTTGTTGTAGCAAAGAGTTTAGAATTTATCAATTACGATCAGTTGTGAGTTCTTCCAAGTTAATATTCAAGTCTACATCAGGAATAATTGACTGTGGCTTCCAGATAATACGGCTGTGATAGACACTAACATCAGCTGTCTCGGTCTGCATAGCAAAGTAGGTAACGTTATCTGAGATACCAAGGAAGTGCTTTTCAAACTCATTTTCACCAGTCTTACAAGTGACCTCAAGACGACCTGAGATAGGTTGAATAGAACAGCGCCCCTCGATAACAGCAATGTACTCATCAGTGATACCGTTGTAGAACACAATCTTACGTTCAATCTCGAACATGTCAGCGGCTCTTGATAGGTTAGCCGAAGCCATTGAAGCATCATCAACACAGGCTGACAGGCTAAGAACACCCACAAGGGCGAAAATTGCAAGGAAGGATTTTTTAAATAGTGATTTCATAATGTTACTCTCCTAGAGCTTTAGTTTGTGTGTGTCTTTGTGTTTAGGAATATTTTCAAGGTGTAACCATCATCTTGTAGGTCAACCCATACGTTATAGCATTCATAGTTCATGTAAGTACGATTAGTTTCAGAATTGTTGTGGTCTCCGTGGTCAATAATCTCAACACGGTTTACTTTTGGAGTGATCATTCTTTCATACCTCTCTTACATGTGTATAGCCATACTTTTCAGTAAAGGGATCTTCTAGCACACTTTCTAAGCTATCGTGTGCATAACCATCGTTATTACTAACCCAAAATTCTTGCGGCTTAACTGGTTCAACATACTCTTTATCCACACGGAAGGTAAGGATTGGGTCCATATCGTGATTCCAGCTAAAGACCTCCGCTAGGCCTTTAACAGGTTGGTTGTTAAAGGCCAAAATAGTTTCGACTTCAGTTTTTTTATGAACAGGGCGTTCTCCACCATGCCAGCGGTGCCAGTTACCGTCATTGTAGTTACCAGTTTCTTCTTCTTCTTCTTTTACCTTTTCTACCCAAGGACCCATAATGTCAAGGTTGGATATACGAGTACTCCTACTCCAGTAATCTCCATTTCTACGATAGGTGTAGAACCCTGACTTAAATGGGTATTCTGGGTCATAGTTACTACTATCAATCTCCATACGTTTTCCATTACGGGTGATACCAACATAGCCTACGTGCAGCTTTACTTTGTTTTTATTAGTCATTTAGAAACTCCTCTAAGTTGTGATGTGTGGATTACCAAGCTGTTTATTAAGACTCTCAATTTGAGGCCAAGTTAGTCCTTTCAACTCATCCATCATAATGATAGAGTAATGTCTACCTCTATGGCAAGCGTGTGCAGGGACAAGTTCAATTAAGCCGCCACCGGGATATCTAACAGTTTGGGCCATTTTGCTATAGATTGCGTTTGCTGGAATACTAATATAGCTGAGCTGTCTGAATATCTCATGCATTTCATTATGAGGGCCATAGATAAAGGTTACCTTCTTACCCTCACTTGCAAGGAGGCAAGCCTTTAGTGCCAGCCGATGCGTACGCCCAGTTGCTCTGTTTTGGTTAATCATGTAGTTTCCTTATCTTTATTTTCATAGGTTTCTAGTATTGCTTCAGCAAGGAAGTCCATACTTGGCCAGTACTTAGCTGATAACTTACAAAGTTTCTTGATATCAGCCAGTTGTTTCTCAAGTTTCTGTTGTTTCATTTTTTTTATACCTTCCAAGTCATCAACGATTACACTATCAAAAGTCTTGCCGTAAATAGTGTCACTTACTTCTATAAACTCTACCTCGACATCACTAGCTTCCATTTGCCTTATTAGCCTAGCCATTACAAGTGAGGGTTTATTAACACCCTCACCTAAAACAACTACACACTTACTCACCAGTTTCTCTCCCTGAGTGTTTATTTGAGTCATTCCAACCGGCGGCAAAGGCAGCTTCAAGCCAGTCCCTAGCATCGTACTCGTCCATACGATTTTCACAATTACTTACTATGTCTTCTTTGTTATTGTCAAACCATTCCTCAAATGTCATTATCGTCTTCCCACTCATTCCAAGCGTTATCTTCCTTGAAGGCCAGAGCAACAAGAACAGCACCAGCCAAAGCTACAAAAATATATTCCATAATGTTCTCCAGTTTATTTCGTTATTAGGGATTCTTAAACTTCGTCGCCAATGTACCAATCATTAAAGTTAGATCGCAAGAACTCTGGCTTATGGATACCCTCGTTGTACCGAACCCAAAGGGAGATATCCCCTCCAAAGCCGTTATCCTCAAGGATGTCAACAAGCATCTGAACAGTGGCACCACCACCAATCAGGTCATCAACAATAACAATATCATACACGTCTAGGTCAAGATCTGTGTCAAAGGAAAGACTAGTGACCTTCCCATCCTTTCGTACTTTAGTTGCAAACCCATCAACCTGAGGAAAGAATTTAGGCACAGAGCTATCTGCTCCAATAAAAAGAACGCTGTCAGTATTTACGGTAGGCAAGTCTCCAAGGATTTCTTTCTTGGTAAGGGTATCTGATTTGATATAGCCTGTGCTCTCATGCTGGATAGAGAGGCAGACAATATCGAAAGAGTGAAGATAAGAGTAAATAGTACTTACAGGGAACTTATCCTTATCTCCTCTCATGTGGTCTACATAACCTTCTACATAGACTGTCTGTTTTCGGGCAGCACACCGCGAGCTTTGGCTTTTGTATAGTTGGAGGGCCATTAGTGACACAAAGGTTTTACTATCCAGTTGGCGAACGTGAATTTCGCGTTGAAAGGCCAAATCAAGGAAGTTCTCGGTGTTAAGTTCACCCTTACCGCGCTTGTAGTAATTAAAAGTCTTCATCATATCATGTTTCCTTCTTTGCTTCATTTAACTCATATTCTAGCCAAGGTCGCCAACATTGGAGGTGCCAACGTAGCCCTGCAAAACGCACTTGGGTTTTACTATCTTGGTCTTTACCGCAGTAGGGACACAGTATACCCATATATTAAAATACCTCTTTAAGATCACCCCCAACAAAACGTCCGGTAAGAGATTTCTTACTTTGGTCTGTTTTAGGGTCTTTCTGAATGTTTACCCACTCACCCTCAATCTCAACGGCAGTAGCTTTAAAGGCGAAACCCAACTCATCACGGGTAGTAAGCTGGTAGGTGTAGGCACCGATACCAAAGACAAGGTTAAGAGGTGAGTAGCCCCGTTCGATCATAGTGTCAAGCATAGTGATAATACGCTCTTGATTCATACCATCACCGTAGATCAGACCGATGTGTGAGTCAAGAACCTTGAGTCCGGCTGAGTCAAGGGTGTGACCAAAGACCTCATCAAGGATACGGAGTGAACCTTTTTCTGCATCTGTTGGCTTGTGATTTGGAATATAAGCAACCCCACAAATGATCTCAACAGGGTCACCTGAGTCAGGACGAATAACAACTTTACCTTCACGAGCCATGATACGATCTTTCATGGAAGGGAGTGTTTCAGTAAGGACCTTGAAGTAATCCCAAGTGTCTGATACAATCGAAACAATACCAGAGGGATAAATGTCAAGGATCCTTGAGTAGGTTTCTTCTTCGGTATTCTGACCACCCGCACACATAACAGAGTGTTCAGTAGCAGGGACAGAGAAGCCAGTAATCTCACCATAAACCTGCTCCATCTTACGGATAGCTGGAATAGTGTCAGAGCCTTTGAAGTTAGCAAGGTGACCACAACCAACCATAGCTGCAGCTTCATCACCCATCAAACCACGGTAAGAGAAGTCGTGTCCCATGAAGTCAATAGCAGCAAGTTCTTCCTCAGAGTAACCAACCATCTTTGCTTCAATAGATTTACGAATGTGCCAAGAACGGTTAGCTGCAGTTGTTACACCCCAGACGTTTGCCAACATACTTGTCTCAATGAAGGCTGGCAACCAAGCAAAACGATTGTCTGTGTTTTCAATAGTTAACAAGGGTGTTTGGAACTTAGCAATAGTCTTTTCAGGTACAGCACAGATAGTGATTGGGAGGTGTCCAACAGAGTGTAGAGCGGCCCAGTGCGATACATCGTTATCCCCACCAAGACGTGTGTCAAGAAACTGCTTATACTCTTTAAGATCCACATCAACAATGTGGCGGTAAGGTGTCGCAAAAAATTCTCCTGACCAAGTTTGAAGCTTATCAATAAACAAGGAATAACCAAACCATTGGAACTCCTCTTTAGAAATATTGTCGTTGTAGTTGGCACCACGAGCAACAAGTACTGAGTGTACCTTAGTAACGTTATCAGGGTACTGTGCCTTGTGAGACACTTTATAGAAGTCAGCAGCGTACATTAGGTTGAAGTCAGTCATTGTTTTTCCAATCATGTGGGTTTGATATTTAGTCTTCTAGAGCTTTTTTAGAGATATCGTGACAAGCATTGTAATCATAGTCTGCTGAGTATAGAACAATGGCTTCTAATGCTCTTTTCATTTTGGTTGCCTTTGCAAGCAGTGGGTCAAACATTGCACACATTGCATCGAACTGCTGGTCTTTTGACATAGAGTTCCAGAGTTCTTCTGCTTCAGCCATGTCAATTACAAGCTTACCGTTTTTAATTCCGGTATTCATTAAGAAAGCAATTCGAGAAGGCGACCGCGAACGTTATTTGAGTGATCAACTTCTTTGGAAAGAGACTCAGCTTCAAGTTCCAAGGTAGAAACCTGTGTCTTAATAATGTTAGAACGAGCTTCTGCAGCGGAAGACACCTCATAAAGGTCATCTACAGCTTGCTGAAAAGAGGCAAGAACAAAAGCAGTTGATTTCGGGGAAAGGATACCACAGGAAATTAGGAAGTTTTTGATGCAGTTTGTCATGTTATTTATATCTTTCTTTGTGTGTTTGTAATTTTTGTTACTAAATTTCGGTTAGTCGGTGTTTACTAATTGTTTCACCTCTTGAACTCTTTAAATAAACACACTGGGTATCCCCAGCATACATTTCCGCCCAGAACACAGAGACAACAAGGCCCTCTTTATCTATGGCGGTACGGTCAGCATCGTTGTATATCCAAAACTTGAGCTGCTCAATGCTTGTGAAACCAAAGTAAAAGTGCTCTTCCTCAAAGTCGTCAGCAAGGTCCCCCCAAAAATTGTTTAGAAGACTATCACTATATGGCATAGGATGTCTGGTTTTTTCATGAAGCTCACACTGTGCATACTCTGAGCACCGATATAAGCCCTTACCACTTTCTTTGTGCTCAACACGATAAATAATTCTAAGAAACAGCCTCTCAAGGTTCTTAGGTAAAACTGACATAGTACTCTCCAGTGTGTTTTATTTTAAATGTAGAAGCCCATATCAGCACGAGCTTTACTTTCTTGGAAAGAGTTATCCGGGTTGCCCACCTTTGCAACCCAATAAAGATCTAGGTCAGGTCTATAAGTATACTCAAGTGAGCTTAAGGCTTCCTCTTTGGTTACAGAGTGCATACAGCCAATCTGCTTAATGTCCCCACTAACATACTCAAGTTGGGCATAAGCTTTGTTGCAGGAAGTTACCCCAAGGACACAGTGCTGATTGTTTACCCAACCCCAGTCTACAACAATTTCGTTAAAGTCTTTACGGTTACAGATGTAGGACTTCTCTGGTGTACCCTCATAACTACCCTCTGCATGGATCAAGTTACTAGAACGTTTTGGGTGGTTGTTAAAACTTGATTCAAATAGCAAAGCTGTATTTGGGTTTTCGCCGTTGTCAATCGAAAAGATTACAATGTTGTGCTGCATTACTTAGATCCTTTCTGGTGTTAGGTTAAACCATTACCGAGTGTACTGCTTTCAATTCCTCAATGAGTTTACCCAAATTATCCTTTGTAAAAAAAGGGCAACTACGTTCTTTAAATTCCGCTCCAATTACCAACTCAATACAACTATTTGTGCTGTTGGGTTTAATACTGATAAGTGCATGACCCTCTGTTAGGAAATCGATAGCCTCCTTTACAAAACTATTAGTTACTGTTACTGTCTCTACAAATTTGCTTGTATCAGTCATTGTCTTTTCTTCCTTTTTCACGGTTGCTCTTGAAATTACCTTGAAGTCTTTTACATGGGAACTCATTACCCCTGCATAGTATTCTTTATTGAGATAAACATCATGCTTTTTACACCTCAAGCCCCAAGCATCCTTCACGTATTTAACACCAATCGAGTGCTCAACAACGTCTCCGTTATTAAGTTTGAGTTCGCCAATTGTAAAGTATTTTTCTTCAGTGTACAGCTTAAAATCTTTGTTAGGGTGCCAGTTTCCAGACTCAGATAGGTTATTCGTCTTTGAAACCTTTGAGCATGAGATATTGGATTCAGTAATAAAACCCACATCACCTACACTATTTTTAGAACTTTCCCAAGAATCACCTGTCAAGATAACCTTGTCGCCTACTTTGAATTTATGATCTTCCATAGTAATTACTCCGTAAAAGTTAAAAAATTCAAACCCTTAGTAAATTGGGTCTATTGTGATCTTAATTCCGTAATCTTTTGATTCGATTTGTTTTGTGTCTGCGGTATCTAAGTCAATTTCCGATTCCTCTAACCAAAATGCAAAATCTTGTTCACCCTGACCAGAATACCATTCAGAGAATTCCTCTGCTTCTCTATGAGAGTTAAAACCCAACACTTCTACTTTAAAGTCTCCCATTAAAACAACTCCGGCTGAACAGCCTTGATACTGATGATCACATAGCGATGAAGCAAACCAAAGTTAATAGTTGGCTTCTTGTTGTCTTTCAGGATTTCCCACATTTCTTCTGTGATAATGTCATGGAAGGTTGTGTTAATCAGACGTGGAATCAACTTACTATTCCAAGGACCAACTTCTTCCTCGATCTTGAGCTTGATCTTCTCTACACGAGCTGCTGTTGTGTATTTCTCAGCAATCAACTGCTCAATCATTTCGTCCTTGATTTCTTTAGGTCCGAAGGCTTCAGCATTGGCTTCCTTGAACAAGTTAGTGACAAGCTTAGCAAACGGGGTAGTCCCAAATTGGTTTACAAACTCATAGTTCTTGATAACAACACCTTCACCACAACCCTTACCGTCTTCAATCTGGTAAGTGTTCTCTTCGGCGCATCGCTCAAATCGAGTGTAGTCTCCGTTTGTAACAATAGCCATCGGTGGGATAATACGCATGTCTGAGCAAGGTACAGAATCAAGGATTGGCTGAAGTGAGCCTTTGTATTCATCGTAGGTCAGGTAGCGATTTTTGTCTTGATCCCACACGTCAAAGATATAGAACTGACGCCAAGACTCTTCACGGTAGGTTTTCAACGAATGAGGGACAAGCCACTCACCATAGATATTCCAAGTAGGGAAGCTCATGACTAGTTCTTTAGCTGTTGGGTGAGCCTTCATGTGATTGAAGAAACCTGCATTATCAGAACCCTCTGAGAGCTTCCGGCGACGAGAACCTGCACCGAGTGTCTGGTTTTCTTCATCCCAGAAGATAGAGGCATTTGTACCATCCAGCTTTGGGAAAACGTAGCAAGTGCCTACCTCAATACCTTGGACTTCTGACTTGTTTGCTCTTACCAGAGACATAAAACTAATATATTTCATTATCAATATTCCTCAATAACATTTGTTTCAAAGCCTAGCTCAATTAGCATATCTTTTAAAGCAGAAATGCCCAAGTCAGGTTCGTTATGGTGCCAGCTATAAAACTTGTTGTTAACTTCTACTCTCCATCCATCTGACATTGAAGTAACTTCTGCTTTGTTATTGACAAGTTCTAGTTCTTCGTATTTTGACCAGTTACTTTTTTCCTCATTAACACCCTTAATTTTGCTAACACGGACTGTATTATCTGTGTCAACTTCTGTTACAAAACCTACAAAATTTCTTCCATTTAAGGATCCACTTTTATTTGTAATAATTCTTACTTTACTTCCAAGTACGATACCTTTGGTGTTCATTATACGTTTGTCCTTTGTTTTATTTCTTCAATGTGCATTGGCCTGAAATTAGTCTGCTCAACGCATACACAGAAGTGCTTATCGGTTGGTGACTCCTGATCGTGAATGTGGCCATGAACGTTAATCCCGTTGTTCACAACCAGACGCTCATTGATACAACTCACATCAACAGGTACGTGGGTGAACAGGAAGGGGTAGTTTGGATCATCCCACACACGCCACAACATAATCTTTTGGAACAGCCTGTGTTGCTCAAAGAAACGGATGTCATCATGGTTACCTACAATAAGTCGTTTCTTACCATTTAACCGTGGGTGTATGTCTTCAGCATAGCTCTTACGGCTACCAAAGGTGACATCACCAAGGTGATAAACTTTATCTTCTGGCTTGATTAAGCTGTTCCAGTTTTCAATCAGTATCTCGTCCATCTGCTTTGTGTTATTGAAAGCAGCCTTTCGAGAGGATGAATATTCCAAAATCTTGTTGTGTTGAAAGTGTGTATCTGAAATAAACCAGATGTCATTCTTGAAGTTTGACAATAGTTTCTCCTTCATAATCTTCAAAACGAGCTTTCATTTTTTGGACGATTTCTTCCGGTACATTGTGTGTGTTACCAAAGTCATTGTCCATGCGATAAACTTCTACATAGTAGCCAAGGGATTTGGCCAAGTAAACATAGTGGGCAAACTCCCATTTTTGAGTAAAAGTGTTAGAGATACACAGGTCAGCACCACGAGAGAAAACCAACTTAGCAATCTCAAAACAAGTTTCGTGGTTTGCCTTGACGTTCTCACCTTTCCATTGGTAAGAAGCAGTCTTGACACAAAGCATGTCAGCCTCAAGGTGCATGCATTCAAGCTTAGTATTTTGTACAAAAGTGGATTTACCTGATCCGGGAATTCCACGAACAATGCAAAGTACTGGCGCGTTGTCTATGTCGTTAATCATGGTGTTACCCCCTCTTCAAAAGCAGTACACTTATCAATCCAAATTGGATCAAAGTCGTAAGGCCAAGAGCACCATCCTGAGCAGACACCGTGTTTGCTAAACTCAATTTCAGGAAGTAGTTCGGTGTCTTTTACTTTTAAGTGGCAGCTTCTGTGATGTGTTCCAGAATTAAAAATACTCTGCTTAGACCATTTACATTTGTGGCAGTTTGGTCGATCAACCATTTGCTTTCCTTTGTTTAGATTTCTCTATTATAGATGCACTCATTTTCTCGTTATTATAGCTACAAGGCAGGATTTAACCTGCAACCTCTCCTTTATCAGTGGAGTGCTCTTTGTTCTTGAGCTACTTGTAGCAGTGTTTATTTTACAGTTTTTTGCTAAATAGTGAGGCAACACCTACTACAGCGCCAGCCACAATAAAACCAACAAGGAGGATACCAAGGAAGATTGAGATAGGAAGCCACAAAGGAGCCAGAACCCACCACCAAGACCAAGCAATTACGCCGCCCAGTTTAAGTCCGATAAACAGCACAGTGAGTAGGCCGAAGAAGCCGATGCCGCCAGTGGATGGTGAAGTTGTGTTATTAGTTGTCATGTTATTTCTCTTTTCATATTTGTAAATAAATTAATTAGTCATTAGTCGGCAGTATTTATGTAAATGGTTGCCCAAGCTCTAAGAGGATATTAACAAAGACATTTCTTGCCTCAATGATAATCTCTGCCCTCCACCGAGGGATATGGGTGATAATGTCTTGGGTACCATCACTGATATCCACGTTATCGGCGAGGTCACCATACTCTCCAAAGATCATCCAACGGTTTGTGGCAGTGGTTTCCTCATCAACGTACTTGGTTTTCATTGGTAGTGGGTATTCCATTGGTAGGTTCATTTGTAGTTACTCCTGCTTTTACGAAATTTCTCGATCAATACTTCCATTTCTTCAGAATACTTTCTCAAGGCCTCTGCAAACTTAGCCCTTGCAATTTCCATTCTCTTACTGCTTTCTCTTCGTTCTTTCTCAAGTTTTAGAAAGTAAACCAAGCAGCACAACAAAATTAAAATGCTAATTACAGAAAATGTTGTCATACCACGTATCCGTGAATTGTTTTTCCATTGTTATAGTCAACGATAGAGCCTCGGTAGTAACAGTCATAGTCGTCCCAGTGAAGTTCAAACTCAACGTTACCATAGGTGACAACTATGATGTCTAGCTGATTTGTTTCAGGGTCCCTTAAGTACTCTTTAAAAATAACAAAGTAGTAATCACTATTTTGGTTGTAAGGGACAAAGGTCTCAAATTGTTCTTCAAAATGTTCTTCAATCGACATTAAATTCTTCCAGTACTACAAAGTCTACGGTGGGGTGTCCTAGTGTTTCAACAGTTTCCTTATCTTTCTTAGCCACTGCACAAACTAATGACCTTGGCATCTGAAGGAAGTCTGGCACAGGGGAAACTAGCCAACGGTGCATAGAAAAGCTGCGGCCAGAAATTCGGCGGTTGATATCAGTGATTCTCTCAGGTGAAGTGTCTGAGCAAACAATCTTAGAAATATGAGGGTTTACCCAAAGCTGCTCAATAAGTTCCTCTGTAAAAGGGTCAATACCAAATACACAAACAACATCTGTATCACCCAGATTACTGATAAACAGGTTAGCCGCTTGTACTGGGCCAAAAGTTTCTGGCTCAGGCTTTTTGTCACGGTCCTTCTTAGGGACGAGGACAACCTTACGTGGCCGACCTCGCCCTTTCTTTTTTGGTGTTGTATCAGTTGTCATATTTTCCCTCATCCCCTAGTTTTTGCGCTAGACTATCATACCCTCCAACAAGTTCAAAAATTTGAGGTACTTGAGTTACCTTAAGATCTTGAACTAGCAAGTCTCGTAGCCTCCAGTTTTGAGCATCCATAACATCAAAGTATTGGAATTCCTCTCCTGATGATTCAAGTTCGCTAACTGCAGCATCACAGTAAGAGCAGTTATCACGTCCAAGTACTAGGTACATTAAACTTCCTCTGCGTCTTCTACAGCTTCCGAACTCAGTTGGCATTGGGCGGTTTCCATAGAGACTGTAAGCATGATAATGACTTCCTCCAAAGTGACGTTCTTAGAGAACATCTGAAGCTGTTTATCTTTTACAGACAAAACAACGGTTTGGCCGTTTTCATCAATGACAGCTTCCAAGGCAGAGTTGCCCTCTACAGCTTCAATAGCGACAGAGTCAGTGTTTTGATCTTGGTTTTCCATGTGATTTCTTCCTTGTTTTCTGTTTTGTTATTTATTTTGTCATTGGCCTTTAGAACAGCCTTTAGAGCGAGGTAATAGTTGTCGTTTACTGCTTTTTCAATCATCTAGGATTACGGTATCAATGTGAAACAATACACCAATCTCCATTTTGGCGTCTTCACCCTCTAAACCTTCGGTACTAAGCATGTGCTTCATAAGCATTTCATTTGCTAGGGCCTCAGATGAGTAAACTCCGAAAACTTCTTGTTCCTCATTTAGTACTACAGTAAGTAGCATATTTTTAACCATTTTAACCATCAGATGTCACACCCGCCGCCGCCGCAAGCCAAAGTTGCAGCACCTTCAGTGTTATCTTCAGACTCATAGTTAACAAGCTGAGAAAAGTCAACATCAGGCATGTTATCAACAGCTGTCAAGTATTCTTTCTCAGTACACGCAGTATAAGGAGCTTGAAGATACTTATGGTCAGAGTATGGCAAAAATGACACACCAGTGATGTAGTCAAAGTTTTGGTAGACCCAGTCACCAACGGTCAGCCACTCGTGTTCCTTGACATAGACAGTGACCGATACAGAGTGTTCTGACCAGTGCTCTTGGTACATTTTCCAGTTCTCAAGCTGTTGGATTGCACCCTGCTCATCTGCAAAGACCGCATCTTTTGGAGCCTTAATCGGGAAGTAGAACACAGTTGTCATTTCAGGGTTCATTGCATCAGGCTCGTTTGGTACACCTTGATCCTTCAACATCTGAGTAAGAGGATCACTATTAGCCTGACGGACAGACCGAATGTAGAACTTAGCAAAACGACCATGAATACCAGAAGCAGAGTCAACTAGTTGGGATACCGTTCCAGAAGGTTTTACAGTGGTTACTGCTGTTGAAGGGTTAATACCCAAACGCTTAGCAAACTCAATGTTTGTGTCTACAGCAACCTGCTTAAGTTCTTTCAAAAGTTCCGCTGTAGGGTTCTGAAGAAGTTCACAGTCTTGGATACCAGTCAAGGATACACCAAGTAGGCGTTCTTCTTCACAGTTCTTAATCCAGATCTTACGTACGTATTTAAAGTCAGTCAAGGAAGACTGAAGGGTTCCAATAATAGCTGCAATACGAATTTTTGCTTTAAGATCCTCTACAGAGTCACCAGCACGGCCCACAACTTCAGTAAGGTTACATAGCTGTCCATTTCGTAGCTGGATTTCAGCGCAAGGGTTTGTGCCAACAAGGGCAGTGCTATCTCGGCGTGTTGGAGTAAAGGCTTTGGCACCAGCACGGTTAAAGATACCACGTTCGCCGGAGCCTGACTTCATCAAGGCAGCCCACTCATCCATAAACACCGCCATAGAAGGCTTAGACTCATAAACAGCAGAGTTGTTAGACAAAGCCCGTTGTTTTTCTAGGAAGTTCCAATAGATAATTTTGTTGTTTTCAAGATCGAACTTAGCTGACTCTTCCCAAGTACCTTTCTCAAAGCTAACCATGTAAGTCGGCTTTGTAGGTTGGTTCTTCTTCATCGTAAGGGCGTATTCCCAGTGAGTATCAGTTTCGTTGACAAGAACATACTCATCTACTTTGAAGACACTCTTACAGTCACGAACAATTACATCACCCAAATCAGACAAAGAAATCAGGGCAGAGCGTCGTACACCACCAACAACTACAATTTCAGCCTCTTTACATACGATATCATGGACTTCTTGGGTAGTAAGTTTACGGCCAGCAGCCCCTTTGAATACAGAGGTTATGTAAGCAAAAAGATCCATAAGTGGTTTCGGACCAGAAGCTCTTCCACCCATAGTCTTAAGTCGAGCGCCTTCGGGCCTAATTTCAGAATAATCCCATTCATGTTCGTTTCCTAAATATAGATCAGCAATTAGCTTACGAAGTGCTTTAGACCAGCCTTCCGCGGAATCACCGATAGTGATAATACGATCAGTCTTGACAAAGTTGTCGTTGATAATTGGTAGTTTGCTTACGTACTTTGACTCAATAGAAAAGCCAAAACCTGTCCCTGACGTAAGAATAAAAAGAATCTCATCGAATACTCGAATGTGATCTACTGCAGCAAAAGCACAGTTGTAGCCTCGGAAGTGGTTCAAAGCAAGAGCATCCCCCGCAGACCACATGGATCGCATTGAGGGCATTACTTTGAGGTTGTAGATAGAGTCTTCCATTTGCTGGAATTCTGTATCTGTTAGAACGTTGTTACCGATTTGTTTTCGCCAGAAAGCCATAACGCGGCTAACTGTTTCGGGCCAAGTCTCTCGACGACCTTCGGTGTCTAAAAATCGAGAGTAGCGGCTTAAGTGAATAAATTTTTGATAGCTATCCATAATGGTTGTGGTTCCTTGTTTTTATTGTTTTTAAAGTGCTTTTATGGAGTCGTGGGAATTTTTATCTTCTTCTTCGTCATCCTCGTAGTCTTCAGCCGCGTCAAATTTTTCTGGCCCCGTTTCGCCAGCATAAGCCTCATCATCAAGACCCGTAATTAGCAACCAAAACTGCATCAGGGTAGTTCGCTGATCATCATTGAACTTTGCTTTGATTGTTGGATCGTTCAAGAACCGAGTAACACCCGCTTCATTGTCTGCCTTAAAGTTGGCATACAGGAGGTTATTTGCATAGTTCCAGAGGCGCATTTCCTCAGGTGTGAGTTCAGTATATTCCATTAATTAACCCGTCCTTTTTTCTTTTCGAGTTCTGCTTGGTGAATGTCCGAAAACATCACTAGGCTTTTCTGTTCTTTTTCTTCCATAGACTCAAAACCTTCCTTGATACCAGCCATGAAATTCTTGTCGTAGTCTGACAGAGGGAGTCCCATAACAATCTTAGAGAGAATTGAAGTCGTCATTGCAATTAGAAATTTCTCGTTGTTCATTTAAAAATCTACCTTTTCATCTTCATCAAAATCATTGTCTTTGTGTATCGAAGTCATCCGACCTGTCTTGTAATCGTAGCTAAGACTCCCAGAAGGGCCAGTCAAACCTGTATAACGACACTTAAGCACTTTTGTTATAATGGTGTTTCTAACTTCTTCATCAGGTGAACCACCATCCCTTGCAAAAGCAATAACATCCATACTAATTTGTTTAATAGAACCTGAGCCACGAATGTCATCTAAAGTTGGCAGCTTACCTTCCTCAAAAGACTTACCCTTACTATCAGGTGTCTTTCGCAAGTGTGAAATAAGACCTAACCAAATGTCATGCTTCTTGACAACACGCAGTAGGTCACCCATGACTTTGTCTGTTGCTTCATTCCCAGTTAAACCGTCTGCACCTTCAGCAACTAGCAGAGTAATGTGGTCTAAAAATAGGTACTTAACACCTTTCAAAGCCATAAACTCTAAGTGATCGACAACAGAACTGTTTGCTGCTGTACCATGGTGGTCAAGCAACATAATTCGGTCACTACCAAAGACATTTTCAAATCCTTTTTCTAGTTCTTCATCGGTAAGTTCTTCTTCAGCAGGGTTTTTGAACAGCGACATTCCAACTAGTTTTCTTGTTGTTTCCGCTGGCGACTCTTCAAGGCTAAGGATACCAATTTTATCTTCTGTGGTTTCAAGGAGGTGCATAACAATTTCTCGTAGTAGTGTTGACTTACCAGAGCCAGTACCCGAAGTCCACAAGGTAATCTCGCCAAATCGCATACCTTTAAGTTTTTCATTTAGACCTGCCATAAAGGGTGGGTAAGGGATAGACTCCAAGTTGTTGTAAGCTTTTAACTGCTCCCAAAGGCCTTCCTTAGTCAAGATACCCGCAGGAGTATAATCCACAGAACGCCATATAGCTTCCATAACAGCCTTCTTGTTTTTTACAAAAAGGTCTGAAGCATCTTTCTCACTACTCTTCACAATCTTAACTTTGTCAAACCCGATTATACGAGCGGCCTCAGGCATAGCAATATCACCAGCCTTATCATTATCCATCCAAAGGATTACTTCATCATACTCACGGATCTTATCACGAGCCTCAATTAGGTCATTTAGTCCCGTGGCTGAACGAAGAGAGATAACTGGATAGAAACACTTGTAGTGGGCATAGCTTGCAGCTTGAACAGCACAGGCATCTTCTTCACCCTCTGTGATAACTAGCTTACGACCCCCGTTAAATTTGTCTAGGCCAAACAAAGTCGATACCTTGCCAATAGAACCCCTTGATTTGAAGTCCTTCGGTAGGACCCTAATCTTGTATCCTTGAGGCTTGTTATCAACAATATCATAGGGATAGTACTTTTCAGTAACTTCACCAGAACTGTTGTATCCAACCTTTACCCCGTAAAAATCGTAAATTTCTTTAGGTATTTTACGTTTAGGGTCTGCTGCAGAAACAAAATCATTTGTTACTTCATCCACTAGCCAAGTACGATTACTACCCTTTGTATTGTTACTTGTCTGTCGGCCACTTGACCCTGTGTCTGCAAACAAGGCGTCTAGGTCTTCGTCTTCATCCATAGATTCTCCTTTCCCATAAGGTTTAGAGCAACCCGGAGAAAAGCAGTAAGAACCACCGTCTTCATAAATCGCTCTGTTGTCGTTACTTCCACAAAAAGAACACGGCTCGTGTCCTACTATTCGTGCCATGTAGCCCTCCAGCCATAAATCGTTTTCTTTTCTCCTCTACAAACTCTTGCTACAGAGTCATGTGCACAACCTATGAACCTAGCTGCTGATTTTGAATCATTAAAAATGTGTTGTTCTTCACCTTTCGTTACTATAACGGCTTTTTTGTTGGGTCCCCAGTATTTTGGGTCAAGACCTCCGGGAACTAAATTATCCCTGTTTTTAGGGTTTCTCGCTGGCTTCCCAACATGCCAGTTTCCATGGTCAATATTTTTAGCGTGGGACTCTCTCATTTTACGCCTTGTCTCATCTGTGTGAAACTCTTTTGGCACCCACCTCATTGCTGCTATTTGTCCGTTAAGAAAGAGGCGATCTTCTGTTCCCTCCATTTTAGCGGTCAAACAGTCACACTTAACTTGCCACTCAATTTCTGCTGCGTTTAGTCCGCCACGCGTATAAAAATATTCGAGTATGTGAAATAAGAAAGATTCGGCACCTTCCTTAATCATAAGTGCTTTTAAGTTTTTACTGCTACCTCTATAAGTTCGCCAAGGGGTTTCTTTTCCATACAGCTTACTAGACTTCTTTCCCCCGTGAACAGTTTGCTTTCTTCCAAGGTACAGATGTCCTGTTTTCAAGCTTTCAATACAGTAAACAAATCCGTGTGTTTGTTTTGGTTTAATATGAGATAGAGCAGGAGGTACTTGCCAATGGCCTAAACTGTCTGAGGTCTCGGTGTTAGCCATGACTTCATACAGATAAGACAAATTCATCGTACACACTCCTTTTAATAGAAAAGTGCTCGCCAAAAGCGGGTAGGATATGTATTAGTTTACCGTTAAAAAGAAGGTGCTCGTAGCCCTCTTCTAGCCCATAAACCTTAAAGTAAGCTTTGCAAGTAGCCTCTATGTAGCCTTCGCGTGTTGAGTAGTCTTCTAGGATTTTAGCTGCTGTTTTTGGTCCGCAGCCTTTAAGACCCGGTATTGCGTCAACATTATCCCCCATAAGTACTTGATACCAATAGAACCACTCAGCGTACTCTGCTGCAATCTCATACTGGTGTTTAGGTTTTGTTGGGTGAATGTTGATGTAGTGTTTTCCATCAATACAATCTAGGTCTTTGTCAATTGAACAAATGATGTAGTCAGTGTCAGTGCGTTTACAGTCATTAGACCAAATTCGTAGCAAATCATCTGCTTCATAACCATCTGTTGAGATAGACTCCTCTTTGGCTGCAAGGTAATCCTTTAGATCATCAAACCATACAGGTTTACTACTTCGAACAGCCGCCCGTGTCTTTGAAGCCTTATACTCAGGGTGAATATCAAGTCGGTAATTACCAACACCACCAACAGCAATAGCATACTCATCAACAAACAACTCATTTAGAATGTTTTCTAACAGCATGTCCATGTTAATCTTAGCTTTAGCAAAACCATTTTTATCAAAAGATTTCTCAGCTAAGACAAGCTGTCTATCATAGTGTTCTTCATCAATCTCACCATCAGTGAAACGCTTCTTAAGCTTTTTTAGATATGCTTCATAAGTTCGTTTAACATGCCAATAAGCTTGGTAAACTAGAGGGTCTCCATCAATTAATGCAATCATTTATAGTTGGCCTCTTCATACTCATCATTCAAATATTTCATAGCAAATTTAAATTCTTCTGGTGATAGCTCTCCGTTGTCATATTCTGTTTCTAGCTCAGAAACAGCATTATCATACCATTTTTCAGAATTCATGTGCTTCTCCTTGGATTTAGTAGGTTTAGTAGGTTTGGGAATTGGTGGACGATTGAGGTTGCCTCCAAGTGTTTCCCACCTCGACAAATCATTGTGGTTCATGGGTCTCCCCTGTTAAGTCTTGGTCATTAGTCGGCAGTATTTTTTGTCCTTAGTTTACTTGTAGTTACCAGCCAACAGCTTTAGATGCAATGGCATGCGCTCCATCTGAAAAGCGCTTTTCTTTCATAATCTTTACAAAGTAACCTGAGCTTTCATGCTCACTGTTAAAAAGATCGTTACCAATATCTGCAAAGCGCCACTGCCACAATAGCTGCTCATAAGAAGCATTGTCAATCCAATTTTTAATTTCTTTACTCATAGGTACCATAGTTATCTTCCTTCTGATTGCTCAAATTTTTTAATTGCTGCAATAGTTTCTTTACAAAGAGTGTAATGAAAGGAGCCGATAAAATCACTTTCCAAGTCATTAGGTGGTCCATACCATATCTCTACAAGGGAACCCTTCCTTACTAAAATCATCACTTTGGGTTAAGCTCACGGTCGCTAAGATTGTTTATGTTGTAAGTCATAAGTTCTGACAGAGTGTAACCTCTCTTGTGGGCAATTACTGTAATATACCAGAGTACGTCACTAAGTTCTTGCACAATAGGAACAGTACAATTTTCACCTTTACGAACCTCTAGCATCCGCTCTTTCATAACCTCCCCAGCTTCACTAGCAAAGCCAACAAACAAATGCTCGTCTGTTGTACCTTCTTCTAGGAAGTCTAAGGCGATCTTGTTGTATACTTCTAGGTTCATACTCATGCTGTTTTCTCTCCTGTAAATGCTGCCATAATAGCGGCGCGGTGGTGGGTGTTGGCTGCGGTTTGGGCTTGTTCAAAAGATGCGGTTGATTTGGTTGCAATGCTAACCTCTGTTTTGCCCATATACCTTACGTCAGACCTCCAAACATAATCGCAAGACCTTTCTAGCTTGTCACATACGCTTAATTCGTAAGTGTATCCATCGGCCTCCGAATGGACAAAGCAGTCGTCCTCTACGCCCTCCCAAACCAGCGGCACAATCATGCCAGGCAGGGCTTCTAGGATAGCGTCGGCTGCTTTATTGTTTAGGGTTGTCCCGTTTGCTGGTGAGTTTGAGTAGATAATCTCTGCAATCTGGTCACGAATACTCATGGTGTCACTCTCCTGTAAATGCTGTCATGATAGTGGCGCGGTGGTGGGTGTTGGCTCTCAAAACTGAACTATCAAACTCGTTGCGATTGCAAACCTTAACAAGCCCGATTGACCCGCCAGCCCAAAAGCTAACGCGGAAGACACCACGCTTTTCGTTGATTGAGTAGTGACCACTTTCCCAATGATTGTTTGCAGTTCGATCCCAAACCAGCGGCGCAATCATTGAGGGCAGGGCGGCGATGATGGATTGGGCTGCTGCTTGATGGGCGTCGTGAAGTCCATGGTCCCAAATAATCTTTGCGATCTTATCACGCATACTCATGCTGTTTCCCAACCATTGCTGTCTCTTGTTTGGGTAGTGCCACGTTTGTTCCACCAGTTTTAGCCATTTTTTGGTCTCCAAATTTTGAAGGATGATACCTTCTTACCTTCTACAAAGTTTCTAACACTAACTGCACCAATTACTTCACAATGAC